ATCTTCGGTGGACTTACTGATCACGAGAGAGCCCTGCTACGCCGTAGAGAGAACCGAAAGTATCGTCAGTATGTATCGGTAGTCGGTGAGTACTAATGAAAACTATTGAGGACATCAACTACGAGATCGCGTTCATCGAACACGAACTACAAGCCAATGAGTTTCCTTATCTCGGCAAAGAGAATCTAACTAATTGGTTATCTGCACTTAATTGGGTTAAATCAAACTGGGATTACGAAGGAGAAAATAAATGAGAAACGAAAACGAGATGATCTTGGTGGATCGTGAAGAGATCGAGATAGTGGCAAAGCGATCAATAACCGATGATGAATGGCAGAAGATCAAAGAGTGGCTTGCAACGAGTGACACCATGTGGGAAGTGATCGATGAGTTTATTAGTCAAACTGTTGATGAGGTGATCGGATTATGATTACTGATCTATTATCTACGATCGGAATGACAAAACATGATTGGCTTATAGGTTCAGGTATCACTCTGCTAATTGTTGTACCTGCTGTGATAGGTGTTTATCTATGGGATAAATTAAAAGATAAAATACAAAGGAAAGTAATCGATGTACTGGAATGGGTATTCCTAATACTTTACGCTTTTGTGTTTTTCTTTTCTATAGCAATTTTTGTTCCAGTAATCGTATTTTCTTTATCGACTTTATTATGGAAATGAGGCTCACATGGTTAACACATTCTTGCCATTCCCTGACTTCGTACAAAGTGCCAAAGCACTCGATTACAGGCGATTAGGCAAACAACGAGTAGAGGCGTGGCAGATACTTCAAGCGTTGCGTGGTGAGACTAAGGGCTGGACTAATCACCCTGCTACAAAGATGTGGCGTGGTCACGAAAGACTATTGTGCGAATACGGAATAGCGATCTGCAAAGAATGGATTGCTCGTGGCTACAAGGACACGATGCTCGATCGATTCGTTGCAGTACATTCTTTACTACCTGATTGCGAGATTCCTGTGTGGTTAGGGAGTGATTCATTCCATGCGTCACATCAGAGCAACTTAAACCGCAAAGATCGAGATCACTACAACTTCAATGTCGAAGATGATCTTCCGTATTTATGGTATGAAAAATCTATTGGTAATTTACAAGTATGGAAGGTAGGTAAAAAACCTAGTGAAACTAAACAGAAAACTGGTGCAACGCTATGAAGGATTGGCTCACTACTACCGACATCGCTTATCAAACAGGGCTAAAGATCGACACGATCTACACCTATCGAAAGCGCAACACCCTTCCCGAACCCGATCACATGATCGGCAATCGACCACTATGGAAGCAAGAAACAATCGATGAGTGGAACTCTTATCGAACAACTCAAATCGAAATGGAGAAATAATCTATGGTTGCAAATGTAATCAGTAGCGAAACATCATCATCAACTCATGTGATCGAGTTTCCAATGAATGGAAACACTTTCACCGCCAAAGTGTTTATTGGTGAGTGGGGTGTCGATGTCGATTGGTTTATTGGTGAGGACTTTATTGCGATCGATGATCGCTGGAAGGTTCTGCCAACTGAACTCTATGATCTCGAAGATTCAGATTGGGAAGAGATTCTCTTTCCATGAGTACCTACAAAGTAACTTTTGTATGGACACGATCGATCGAAGTCGAATGCGATTCCGAAGATCAAGCGAATCAACTCGGTGAACTATGGCTATCCGAAGCCGTACCGCAGATCGCTCACGACACCGAATGGGATAGTGAGATCGTCAACTAACTCTTAGCCCTGATCTGGGGCGATCTGAGAGTTACTTCAAGCGCACATAAGCAGATTCCCTAAGCCCATAGTCACTATTCGCCCCTAGCCCCTGATCGGGCTAGGGGCTATTTTTTGCATTCGAAGTTACTCACCAGTAACATTACTCGTCAGTAACATGAAGGGGGGAAGATCATGGCTTATGTCGTAAAGCGTGGAGATAGGTTTACAGGCTATTACCGAAAGGGCGGAAAACGCCTCTCAGCAGGTACATGGGGCTCGGAGATCGATGCCATGTATCACGCCTCAAAAGCAGAGGTATCGGGTGTCAGCGAGCCTTCTAGGGCTGTATTTACCCTATCGACCTACATCGATTCATGGTTACCGACCGCCGATCTCATGCCGATCACTCGCAAGGGCTACCGATCGATTCTCGATCGCTATGTCCTGCCGACTCTCGGAACTCGCAAAGTAACTTCGATCGATAGACGGGCGATTCAAGAGTTACTTCAAGGGCTCAGAGGTCAGGGGGTCGGCTCAGCCACCCTCAATCAGATCAAGGCATCACTAGGGTCTGCCCTGTCTCAGTTAGTCGATACAGGAGAATTGACCGAGAATCCAACTCATGGAATTAAGATCAAGGCGAAACATTCTGACATCTCGAATGTCGTAGAGCCCGAAGAGTTTAAGGCGATCATTCAGCACCTACCGACCGAAGGGGCGCAGTTATTCGCCCGATTCTTAGTCGCATCAGGTTGCCGATTCGGGGAAGCCACCGAGATCAGGGTCAAGGACATCAACCTAAAGACAGGGGAAGTCTATGTCCAAAGGCGAGTCAGCGATCTAGGGTCAAGCCATACCAGTAGGTTTCTAGTCGTAGAAGCCACAAAGTCAGGGCAAAAGCGAAGCCTTATGTTAAGCAAAGCCCTATTACAAGAGATTCAGGGCTATGTCATAGCAAAAGCCCTATCAAAAGATGACCTGTTGTTCCCAAGAACGAGCATCTTAACAACAGGTAAACTAAAGACTTCTCGTGGAGAAATGTCTAAGCGACCATTCGCCCAAGACGGAAAACTGTTCCAGCATGGAACTCTGTACGCCTATACACATGGGCGTTGCCGATGTGAGGCTTGTCGAGAGTCGGTGCGAAAGCACAGGCAAAAGACAAAGCCATACCAAAAGCAACAGAGATTCATCGACCATACGAGTCACCTACCACGAGATGTATGGAGAACTACATGGAACAAGGCAATAGCCAAGTCAGGCATCGGCTGGAGTCCTAGAACTCATGATCTCAGGCACGCTAACGCTACCCAACTTCTAAAAAGTGGGGTAGATGTGCATGAGGTCAAGGAACGCTTGGGGCATCAGTCGATAAAGACGACAGAGCGATACTTACATCGCCTTCGTCACAACCAGTCAAAGGCATCAGAAAGTGTCAATGACTTTTTGGAGTGATGATGAAACTAACAAAAAGAGGCAAGATCGTATTCGGATCGCTATTTACGGCGATGTTCGTTGGTAGTGGGTTAGTGGTACTTCCACCAGCCTTCTCACCTACGAAAGCCGATGCGCTAGTCTTGCAAAAGCAATACCAAGAGAGAGCCCTATCCAAGTACGAGAACGCAGACAAACTAACTAAGACACAGTTGGTCGATCTACTTCACGCAGTTGGGTTCAAGGGTCAAGCCCTTCGCTATGCGTGGGCAATAGCCATGAAAGAATCTCGTGGCAACCCTCTCTCCCATAATGGCAACCGCAAGACGGGAGACAACTCATTCGGGTTGTTTCAGATCAACATGGTTGACTCATTGGGGCAAGATCGTAGGGAAAAGTTCAGTTTGGAGTACAACGCCCAACTGTTGAATCCTGTGGTCAACGCCAAGATTGCTTATTTCATGAGCAAGGAAGGCGAAAACTGGAGATCATGGAAAGGTGTTCACAATCCTGTAGTCAAGGGTTGGTTGAAGCAGTTCCCTGAAGCCCATGCAAAAGCCCTAGCAAAAGCAAAAGCAAAAGCCAAAGCACTAGGACAGACAGAGTAAGCAATAGGAGAAGCCCCGTCAGAAATGGCGGGGCTATCTTCGAAGTAACTCTACCTGGCGGCCAGGTGAGTTAGTTAGTTAGTCAAAGGGGAGCAAGATGGCAGCAGGTTATCCAGTTCCACATGAGCGTGAGCATGTGATGAGCAGTACAGCAAAGCCATACCAGAAGCCACACCAGAAGCAAGGGCAGTTCCCAAAGCCATACCAGAAGCAACACCAACAAGGTTGGCAACAACCTGAGTTACCTTTTGATGACAAGCCTTGGCGTGAACACCCTCTTACTGATACTGAAGTAGAAGAACTCTTTTGGCGCAAGTTAGTTCAGTTGGGGTGGAGAATCCATACCTACCCTAGTGGTGGAGAAGATAAGAAGACCATCGTATTACCTTGTCCTGATTGTAATAGGAAGATAGACATGTACACATGGGATTGGGTTTCCAAGGCAGATGCAAGCAAGATGTCAAGTGCAGAGTATGTCAATCAAAGAATTAAAGACCATGAGGCTGATTGTAAAGCCTTACCAGAAGAGGGGGATACCGATGTCTGATTTAAATGACGCGATGAAGAATGTATGGGAAAAAGTACTGGTGAATGACATGACTTCAAACTCGATTGCATGGAATGCAGGTTCAACCACAACAACTACAAACAATGGTTACGGGACGATCACTATCGGTAGTCAGACACTTGCTGGAACAAGTGCATCAACAAACCTTACTCCTAGCACCAAAGTCTTAGGAGATGACGAGCATCATGATCGTCTCTTTTGGAAGTACCTAGTCAATGTTGGTTGGAAGAAGAACATCATCGATGCAAATGGTTGGGCTGGTGCGGTTCAAATAGTCCTACTACATGACAAGTGCGAAAAAGTATTAGAAAGCCGTCAACTCAATGGCTTATCAGAAGAACAAGCAGAAATCTTTGGAAGTACAGGCTATGTAACGGGATTGATAGCCACACATAAAGCAAGAGGAAAATGCAAAGCCTTAGAAGAAGGCGAAGAAGAGATCGAGTTTGTCAAAGCAACTCATGAGATTGGAACTATCCAATACTCATCAGCAGGCGGAGCAAGAGTCTTCGATGGAACTAACTGGGTAGAAATCTCAGGAGCAACTCCATAGCAAAGAAAAAGCCCTACCAAAAGGTAGGGCTTCTTACTTTTACAGTTGTTACTTTGGTTGATTGTCAGTAATCAGTTTCACTTCGCAAGCATCAGTGGTGCAGTAAGCCTCACCAATAGCATCAGCAGCCATACCAGCATAGACACCAGAGAAGTCAATCGGGAACAGTTGCATTACGCCCTGTTCTTCGTACTCCTGCTCAGTGATCTGTGTGTAAGGCATCTGAGGATAGACATGGTTACCACTAGGCAAGAATGAGACAGTCTTAAGTTGACCATCGTACATATGCAAAGCCGTACCAATAGCCGAGGCTTCTGTCTCTGGATCAAATGAGATCGTTACTGACACAGAGTTGTCTGACCAGTATCGCTGAGCAGTAGCAGCAAGTGCCATCTTCTCGTAGATACTTACATCCTTCTCACTTCGCTTTGCATCTGACTTGATAGGGAAGAATACAACCGAAGTCGTATCAGGAGATTCACTTGCTGGTTCTACTCTGTAGTTCGCTAACTTAAACAAGGGAAGCATTGGGTCTGAGTTAGAGAAACGAATAGCACGATTGAAGTACTGACCACCAACAGTCCAGTGAACTCCTGGAGATTCTCCAGCCAAGATACTTACTGTTCCTGATGGCTTGACTGTTGTCATCTTGATTGACTCACGGATACCCAACCACTCTGAGTAGTTTGTATCGTATGACTTGATGATCTTGTAACCTTCATCCATCCACTGACGCAGAACAGGAAGACCCTTGTTGTCTGCAAAGTTTGCAACACCAGAGACTGATGTACCGATGCGGCGATTGCGCTGCATGATTGCGTTGGTCTCTTCCCAGTGAGTTGGAAGAAGAGTTACAGTCTTTGCGTAGAGGTAAGCAAACTTCAGTGTGCGCTTGAAGTCTTCGAGGTCTGTGTGACGGTTGAGGTAAGTCTCTACCAATGTGCAGCACTCGTATGACTCTAGTGATTGCTCAGCACATGGGTTGTACCCTGCAATACGCCAGTCCTTGTTGTTGATTGGATCTGCAAGGCGACCGTACTGCTTAGAGATGTCCATCCAGATAACTCCTGGCTCACCATTACGGGCGATTCCTTCGATGATTCCATCGAGGTTATCTCCGACATTGACTGCCACTGAGTTGTTTGACATCCAGCCATGAGTCAGACGCTCTGGGTACTTCTCGTAGTTCTTCAGGTTCAAGAACTCTTCATCATCGATGCGACCGATCAGTAGTTCTGCAGAGCGACGAACGTTTCCAGAGACAACGCATACACCGATCATGTTGCCGATGTCTGCGATGTCACGACGAGTTAACTTCTGACCAGCACGATCTTTGAACATCTCGTTGATGTACTGGTGCAGTTTAATTAGCGGGTCTGCTCCTGCTGCGGTTCCACCGAAGGTACGGATTGGTTCGCCTGCTGGACGGATCGCTTCGTAATTAAATACTGGAGTCTTCGTATC